GTTTGGTATGCTTTAGGTATGGTACTTTCTGGCGTTACTTATATGATATTAGATTTTTCAAAAGGTAAGAAAAAGAGAGTTGATTAAATGGCAAGAACTAATGATAGTTTGGTTGAGGGAATTATAAAAGTTAATTCTACTATATCCCTAACTCCATTTATAACTATTGCTAATTTAATGGTAACTCAATGTTGTACTGATTTACCTGAAGATTATTCTGATGATCAATTAGAACAAATCGAAACATGGTTATCCGCTCATTTTTATACTGTTCGGGATATGAGAGCGGAAAGAGAACGTGCTGCAACTGTTGAAGAGAAATTCCAAAGTAAAGTGGATTTGGGATTTAATACTTCTCATTATGGTCAAATGGCAATGCGAATAGATTTTCATGGTGGATTAGCTGCATTAGATAAACAAACTCTAAACGGGATAGTCAAAACTGTTGGTTTAAATTATTTAGGAACAACCAAAGAAGAAGCAGAAGCTCTGGTCGATTGAAAGGATTAAGATGGTTAATTCATATTATAAAGTTCCGAGAGGTATAGTAATAACAGTAATATCAGCTTTGATTATATCGGTAGTAAGTTTGGTAGTTTATTTTGAAAAGAGGCAGGATGCGGATATAAAAGTAAATACTCGAAGTTTGCAGAGTACTGTGCAGGAAATGATGAAGCAAGATAAGGCAATAGGTATTATAGCAAATGATGCTAAGAATCATAAAGAGAATAAAACAGCTCATGCAAAGTAAGGATAATAATGGGTATAATTGTCAGAATGAAAAAGCAGCAGGCAGTATGGTGGCCTTTGAAATCCGCCGAAAGTTCTGCTAATGACTATGATAGATTTGGTCAACCTCAATCTGCTGATCCTGTTCAATTAACTGAATTAGTAAGATGGGAAGATGTTACTGAAGAATTTATTGCTGCTGATGGAACTACTCAATTATCAAGAGCAAAAGTATTTGTTGGTAGGGATATGCAACCAGGAGATGTGATAATGTTAGGTGTGATTGCTGATATAACCAACTCAACTCATCCTAAAGAAAATGTTGGTGCATGGGAAATAAGAAGATTTGAAAAGTTACCGAATATAAAAGCAACTGAATTTTTAAGAACGGCGATTTTATGATAAAAGGCAGTCATCACACTGAAGAAGTTAAAAAAAGGATTGAAGAAATTTCATAAGGCGGCATAAATTGTGGTACAGTTAGCAAAAGTAACTGGTGTTTCTAATGTGATTAGGAATCTAAAGAAAGCTAATGTTAAAATCGGCAATGGTTTATCTAAAGGTTTAAAAAGAGGCGGTCTGTTTTTACAAAGAGAATCTCAACTTATTGTACCAGTTGATTTAGGTATTCTAAATAAAACAGCTAATACTGTTAATATTGGAGGAGAAGGATTTGCTACAGATATAGTAGTTCATTATGGTGACGGTGTTAATTATGCTATATTTGTACATGAAGATTTAGAAGCCAGACATAAACCAGGTAAGACAGCGAAGTATTTAGAAAAACCGGCAAGAGAAAAACGACGAGAAATTTTAAATATAATAAGTGAAGAAGCAGGGAGCATTAAATAATGAAAAAGTTAACGATTATATTTTTGGTTTTGATGTTTGGCTTTAGTATACAAGCATCACCTATAACAAATACAGCCAAAAGAAAGGTGTCGGTTGTAGTAGCTGCCAGTGATTCGAACGCATCTATACGGACGACGGCTGATTTTGTTTGTGATGGCACCGCAGATGAGATTCAGATAAATGCTGCTATTGCATCTGGAAGCAAAGTCTTTTTAGCGGAAGGGGAATATACTCCTGCTGGTCCTATTGTCATGGAAAACGGCATAACATTAGAGGGGGCTGGTTATGGTACACTTATCAAAAAACCTGCCCGAATAGAGTCGCTATTGACAAGTGATGGAGGTGTAACCGACACGACCATTGAGGTGGCGGACGGCTCTAAGTTCACAGTTGGTCAAGTAATTAGGTTGACTGCAGATGGTTTAGGTGGGTGGGATTCGGATTTCTTTACAATAATAGACATAAACTCCAACACGCTTACAGTTGATAATCAACTTGGCAATAACTATACAACCGCCGCAAATGCCCTTGTCGCAAACGAATGGCCTGTCATTAGAATTGGCAAAAACGGTATAGATGCTGAAATAGTGTCAAATGTTCTTATTCATAATCTTCGGATTGATGGAAATGTGTCTAATAGGGCAGGCGATGAAGATGTAGATGGGTTTAGGATGGCTCCGATTAATTTTGAATATGATTCGGTTTTTATATGTGATTCAATTGTGGAAAATATATGGATGGAGAATTGCAAATCTCCCGGAATAAGTGTCCAGCGAGCAACTGGTATAACGGCGACTAATTGTTTTGCAGATAACTGCTATGAGGGTTATCATCCGGGTTCTTCTGGTCAGAGAATGATATTTTCTAAATGCCATGCAAAGAATTGTACTGTGGGTTTTTATTTCTGTGCAGGAACGGATTATATTTCTATCATCAATAGCACATTTGAGGATAATGGTACCGGTGTTTTGCTGGGAACCAATAATAAATACTTTAGCATTATTAACAATAAAATAGTAGATTGTTCAGCCATTGGTATTGATACAGCATCGTCAACAAATGATTCAGGTATAATGACTCACAATACAATTTTCGACACTGCCAGTGAGTCTATGGAGATTTTCGGAGATAACCATATCATATCTGACAATTATATAGAAAAAGTGTCTGCTGGGGGCGGCACTAACACCATTACTTGTGGAGGAGCTTCGACAAATTGTATATTTACCAATAATAAAGTTATCGGGATTGGTGGAAGTGGAAGTACCATGCGTGTACGCAGTAGTAATATTGGATGGATAATCAAAGATAATACGTTTAGTAGTGGTACAGGGTTTAATAACCAAGAATCCAGTCCGGGAGATAACAAATTTGATGGCAATATTGGATATGTCACCGAGAATAGCGGTCTTGCGACAGGTATAAGCACTACCGATACAATAGCACATGGTTGCGAAGCTACACCTACAATAGTGTCTGTTACGCCTGCAACAGCAGGAGTGTCCGATTTGAATATTGCTGTTGACGGGACAAATATAACGGTAACATTTGCTGGCGGTGGAAGCGAGAATTTCTTTTGGGAAGCGAAATATAGGTAAATAGGAGAATAAAGTGAAAAAGCTATATTTGTTTATAATAATGTTAATGGTTTCAGTATCTGCTTTTGCTGCAGAGGGAGTAGAGTTTACAGCAACTCCGGGATTAAACAATTTATATTTCAGAGTTCATCGTCAAAGCGATGGATTCGTTTGGGATACAACGGGATCACCAACTTTCGAATCATTCGTTGACGGTCAGGTTGCCAATTATGACATTGCTCTGTCAGAGCAAGGTACAAGTGGTTATTATACAGGAGCATTGACTGGCATTGACGCAGCACATATAACGGCAATCGCTTTCAATAACGTGTCACCAGCAGTAACCGATATTCCGATAGGGGTAAGTGATACTATTGCTTGGGATGGCACTGAAGTTCAAAAAGTGATTGATACCTCTGGTGAGGTTACAGTTGGAACTAATAACGATAAGACCGGATATGCTCTTTCATCGGCAGGTGAGGCTGGCGTTACAAATGACTGGGAAGCTCAGTCGCAAGCAGATCCAACGGGTTTTCATGTTAATGTTCGGGAATATCTTAACAATCCTGTCACAGTAACAAATACCCTGCCGGATATACATGTTAAAGAGATGCTTGACGGTGTGTTTGATGAAGGTATTTTTGATGATGGTGCTATTAGTGCTCGCGTAATTGATACAGATGCTATTGATAGCGATGCAATTAAGGATGGTGCAATAACAGATCCTAAAATTGCTACTATTGGAGTTAATATTTTACAGGTTAATGGCAATACGTCTCCAATAAATAATTGGGAAGATACTTATGATGGCACTGGTTATACGGATGATAATGCCCCAGCTAAACAGATACAAGTTTCGGGAATAGGCAACACAGGAGCAGCGACAAATGAGTTTGCTATCCTCTCACCTGATGGATTCACAATTATTAACGGATTGAATGAGTTAAATACAGAAGA